AATCTTGTAGTGTAGTGGTCAAGCACAGGGGGCCTTGAACCCCTTAGCGTTGGTTCGAATCCAGCCAGGATTATTGGGTTGTCGGCAATGGTAGTCACCCCGCCTTGGAAGCGGGCTTAGTGTAGGTTCGAGTCCTACCAACCCAACTTTACATTTATATTACTTATGAGTGTAATATAATATGATGCAGGTTGTCAAGTATTGTTACGCAGAATAAATTACTGGATCATTTCGCTAGTCAGTTAGTAGTAAAAGATACACCTATGCTTTCACAACCATTGACTATTGATTTACAACCAAATACAGTATGTAGGGTGTGGATAGCCATTATTTTAGCTGAGAAAGCCAAGGTATCTATAACATATAATGACTTAGATTATGCTTTATTACAGAAAGATGATATACAGAAAGATACAGTATTTCAAAAATTACTCATGTATAGTGAAGGGGAACAATTAAATTTCGAATGTGATAAAGACGTTATAGTAAACAGATTCGTTCTAGGATACACATTAGGTTCAATCTAACCCCCTTCCCCCCATTATTTGTTGAGATAACTTTATATCCCTTTTCATATTATACTAAGTCATGAACGGAACACACTTTCCCAAAACGAAAAAACAACTCTCAAAAATAGAGAGAGACCTGTTAGATGGTATGCTACATTTAGGTGGTATGATGAAAACAGCCAAAGAAGTATCAAGAATGATGAATTGGGATATTAGACAAACCACAGCTACACTATCCAATATTGTAGGTATGGATCTTTGTATAGAAACAGATTCTAATACAAAACTAACTAACCCTGATACACATCAATTCTCTAGTGGTGAACCTCTTTATGGTATTCCATTGAATACTATAATCCAAAAAAGAGCAGTATATGCTTATGATAGAAAAGGTGATGGAATAACACTTTGGCACCTAATCAAAGGACTCCCCGAATATGGTGAACACCTATGGCCACATAGACCTATAGACCGTGTAAATACTAAAGGACATATAAAACGAGATGGCGATAAAGTTATCGTTACTATGACAATCACAGATGAAGTAGAAGCATTAGTAGGTCAAGACGTGGACATAATACTAAAGTCGAAGTAATCACCACTCCATACATTTATATTACATTTTTAATAAGATTAACTGTGTTCAGAATTAGATCCAAAGGATGTAAAGGATGGCAAACTGTAGCTGGTTTACTCAATACACTTCATGATGAAGCCACAATAACAATCAAACCAGAGGGTGTAGAGTTTAAAGTAACTGATCTATCTCATATAGGATTAATTGATTTTAATTGGAAGAAAGAAAATTTTTCATTATACGAATGTAAGGAAGAACAGAAGATAGGAATAGGTGTAGGGGAGTTTAAGCTTATTTTGGATAGAGCTAATAATGAGGATATAGAATTAATACATATGGAAGGTGCAAGTAAAATTGATGTTATAATAGGCACTACTAAAAAATATGATTTACCCTTAGTTAATACACAAGACACCCCAAAAATAAATGTTCAATATGATCAATCTAATATAATACCTCTAGCAGATTTCCAAAACGCATTAGAAGATGTAAAAATAATAGATGACCATATAGACCTAACTATAGATAAAGGTAAATTAGAAATCATGGCAAAAGGAAAGTGGACTAGAAACAATGGAACCACTGTATTATTAGATGAAAAAATAGAAATGAAAGAAAAGGCAAGTGGAAGATTTCAAATAGATTTTCTATTGAATGTTATTAAAAATGTTAAGAGTGTAACAAAAGAGTTTAGTGCCTCACTAGCAAATAATAAACCATTTAAATTCACCTTTGATATTAAGGGTATGGGTAAGTTAGATTACTACATAGCACCTATTCAAGACATATAAGGTAATACTATTATAATATAGTATGGGCAAACCTGTTTATTTTGGAGGATTGGATTTAGCTAAACGTGTTGATCTTTCTGCATTTGTAATGTTAGAATACGATCATGGTGTTTTAACTCAGGCAGGCCAGAAAACATGGGAACATATTAACTATAGGAATGTTGCCACTGATCTTCTTGCAATTCAAAGAAAGTATAGAATGACAAAAATAGTAGTTGATAGAACTGGTGTAGGTGACGCCGTTATAGAAATGTTAACTAACGAAATTCCTTTTGAATCATTGGTTACTTCACTGCCTACAAAGATAGAAATAATCAATATGATACACTCACTATTCCATGCTAACAAATTAATAGTTAAAGATAAAGACCTTTATGAACAGGTTCTAGAACAAGAACAACATATATCAGACGCCGGTAATATTCTCTACAGACACCCACTTAAAAAACACGATGATTTATTTTGGGCTCTAGGATATGCTTGTTATGCTTGTAAAGGATATTTTGCAGGAACACCTGATTACGTTATGTCCAGACAAGATAGAGATTTCGGTGGTTCAGATGTGAATAAAGATATACTTGAAACCTTCGGAGAGGGCTGGAATGTGCAATCTAGATAATTTCAACTCTTATATATCCGTTGACCTAATATTTATATAGATATGCCGGCAAAGCGTAAAAAACCTACTTCTAATGTAAAGACTGCAAAAAGAACTAAACCAGTTTCTAAACTCCGTGGTGCAAGGGGTTCACGTCAAATAGACACATCTGCGTTATGGAGACAACCTAGATTCGATAGAGGAGATTGGGCTGGTCTGCAAGTTTGGGTTCCTATTGATCCTTATACTTCACAAGAGAGATTAGATTTTAGAGCCGCGATGGAAAATCCATACATCTATCGTGCTAACTGGATTATCTCTAAACTAGTAGCTGGACAAGGTTATACTACTGATATTGTTCCAAGAGCAGAAGAAGAAATAGAGTCAGACCAATTAGATCAATGGAAACAAACTGAAATAGATGTACCATTTTTTGGTAAAAAGATGACACCACAAAAAATACAAGATTTCGTAGATAAGATATCTATTCAAATGGATTTGCCTGAACAAATATTCAATGGTTATTTAACATCAAGAGAACAAGGAAGATGTGTTTTAGGTCTAACACCGATAGATAGAGATGAACAGACAGAAGATTGGCAACTACCTGATTCAATAAGATTAATCAGACCAGAATTTACATTAAGACCTTTCTTAGATCACAACACAGCAGAATTAATTGGTGTTCAGATAGTAGGTTTAACAAGTAACCAACAGTTTATACTCCCCGCAGAGAGAATGATTTACATAGAGAACGGATTTAACAATCAATTATTTTCAGATCACTATGGTGTTTCTCAGGTATCTAGGGTAACAGACTGTGCTAATGTATTGAATTTAATTTATGCTGATGATTTTCTTCATGCGGCTGAAGCAACATGGCACCAACCAAAAGTTTTTGGTGTACCTATACAACCACAGGATTTCGGTGATGAGTCAACTATTTTAGATGACTTCCTTTCAAAGAATGCTAATGCTAAAGGTCAAGACATAGCAGTTGTATTAAATCCAGATGGGGAGGGTGGAGTTAAATTACTAAGTTCTTCTACAAACTCTGGTGATATATCTGGATTAGAAACAATAGTTGTTAGATGTATTAAGGTTGTTTTAGCCTACTATAATTTGCCCGGCTTTATGTTATCAGAGGGGGATTCAGGTAGTTTAGGTGGTAATTCTAATATGGAAGAAATTGATATGTTTATAAATGCTGAGATAGTTCCTGAAAGAATTAAATTAGAAAACATGGTTGAGAAACAATTTTATGATAGGATTCTAGCAATATTATTCCACGAAAACGATCCAAATAATGTACCACTGGTATTAAAACATAAGTTTAATAAACCTAAATTAGCCTCTATCTTCAGAGCAGATTTGTATGAAATGGGTAAAGATATGGTAGCAGAAGGATTGATGGATAAAGATGGTTTGATTGAGATGTTAGGATTAGAACAATTCCAGAAAGAGAAGATAACATATACAGAGGGAGCAGATCCAACTCCAAACGAAAGAACTTGGATAAGAAATAGGTGGAGTGAAGGACAACAATTACCCGTTAAAATGGTTTGGGAAGCAATGCCTCAAGGTTGGGTAGCCCCCCACCCGTGGAGTAATCAACATGGAGCATGGCCACAACAAGAAGTTAGAGGAGTAGCACAGGAACCACATGAAAAAACTGAACCAAGTAATTTAAATCATCAACAAGAATCTTCACCAGTAAGACCACAAGGTAACAGACCTACAATAGAACATACAAGAAGTCAGCTCTGGCCAAAAGATAAGAAACATCAGTTAGATAGAGGATAATATGTTTGAATGGATTTCTGAATTTTTACCAGCAATACTTGGAATTGCAACTATTGTGGGTGGATCAACTTACGGAGGAATTAAATTGGTTAATAGAAAAATAAATAACGCATATGAAAAAGGTAAGATGGAAGAAGCCTGCCTAGTTAGAATAGAAGGTAAAGCAGATGACGCTATAAAAGGTTTAGAGGAAGTTAAGGATACTCTTAGTGAAGAAACAGATAATGCCAAAGAACACCATTTAAGAATCTATGATAAGTTAGACCAACAAACCAACCAAATAACAGATATACAGACATCAGTATCCTATATCAAAGGTTTACTTGAACCTAAAAATTAAGAAAGTTTAAATATCCCTATCAAGTTGGTGATAGCATGGCAACTGAAATCCCATTGATTCTAGTGGTAGCGGTCTTACTAGGTGCATTCGCAAACGTCATTAGAGGCGTTATAGGTGAAACACACTTTGACTATAGACTGTTTGCTGGTTCGTTAATTACAGCCGCATTCGCAGCTCTATCCACAGCAGTAGTCTTGGATTTCGCGGGAGTCACCGGCACATTAGGTCTAATCATATTAGGTCTTCTAGCAGGTTTCGGTTCTGACTTCGCAACGTCAAGACTCAAAAGACAGAAGAAGTAATAAGACTTTTTTAAAAACTTATATACTTTTCTTTCCTTTTTTATTTTATGGATGTTTGTGTTCACACTAATAATAGTGAGTATAATTTAAGACAGATCCCATCTATAGAGTTTTCTCATATAAATTATTCCGCTCCAGTTAAACATTCTACTGTAGTGAATATTGATGCATTAGGTAGTAGAACTTGGAAAGGTGACGAACCTATATACTGGAATTTAGAATCTGATTATGAACATTTATCAACAAAACAATTAGAAGATATTTGTAAAGCTGCGTTCCTAGAACCTAGTTTCGAAACCCCATTAATTATAAGAAGAAGAAAAACAGCAGACGTTCAATTAAAGATTAATTGGTTAGGAAAGAAAGATGAAAAATTCTTTACTAGTCCATCTATTCTAGCTTTTGCATACGGGCCAGCTGGGGGTATTGGTGGAGATATTACCATGAATGCTGATGCTCTATGGTTATTGGATAAAGAACCATTAACTGCTCAGGACGCTTTTGATAGAGGATTAATTGAAGGGTTCTCAAATCCAGACAATATAATAAGATTCTACGATCCGGTTCATACAATGAAACATGAAGGTGGTCACGCTTTAGGTATGAAGCATATTACAGATAACGC